CATTTTTCCTCCTTGTTAAGCGAGTCATTTTAAGTACCCCCCTTTGGGCAGGTACATATATATTATAGCATAAAAAACGGATCAGTCAAATACCCTGATCCGTATCTTTTATTTATTTACTTTTTTGGTACTTCTGGTGCCTTGTATGGCTTTTTCTTTGCAGAAGACTTTTTCTTTGCAGGTGATTTAACTTCTACCTTAGCAAGAGCATCTTGTAATGCTGATAATGCAGGCATTCTGCCAAATGCTGTATCGTTAGGATTGAGTGCTCTCAATGCCACTGGTGCAATAGCAGCCAATAACGAGTATGCTAGTGTCTTAGGATCTGTTACCCCAGACATATATAGTGCAAGTGCAGCACCAAGAACTGATCGTCCATATGATGCAAGCATTGCCTTATTTTGTTCACTAAGTTTCATTTTTTCCTCCTAGGATATGAATCTAGTTATGGCATCGTAACCTAGCCATAATCCAATTATACCAGCAACGCCAGCAAATACTGGTGGGGCTGGAACTGGAAGTTTAAAGGCTGCAAATACAACTCCACAGCCAAATCCTGTTAAAACTGAAAATATTATTTCTTTCATTATTCTTTCTCCTTTATTTTATCAATTGGTGTTGGTAAAGTTATTAAAGATCCGCAGTCTTTGCATGTTCCATCTAAAAAATATAATCCTATTTCATAATCTGTTGGATCAAACTGAACTGTTGCATTAAATAAAACACATCCACAAATTGGACATTTACATGTTGGAATTCCTCTTGCATCAATCATTTGGAATATCTTTTGGATAAATTTGTTCTAATTTTTCAAATGCTTTTCTAAACCTATGAATTGATAAATCACTTGGATTATTTAAATCATATTCTATTTCTGATTTATATTCTAATAATGCAGCATGTACATCTTCAATATATTTATATGCTATATCACGAGTTTCATTTAAAAATGAAAGAAGGTGTTCTTTTTCAACAGAATTATCATCTGATCTTAAACTTAAACGCTCAATATCTTTTATAGATTGATCAACTGCAAGAATAAGTTGTAAATTAATATTTTTTAATCTAATGATAATAACTGATAAAATAGTTACTATTGTAAAAACAATTAAAAATAATATGAACTCAAGCATTTCTTCCCTCATGTGTTACCCAATAATATTTGCAAGAATCACAGCATGGACTATTGTAAACACTATGTTTTGCGTAGCCAAATTTAGCATAGTACATTGGATCTTTATCAAATAAACTTGCTTTATGTGTAGTGATTACACGCATAAGTTTATTGTTATCATTCCAGAACGAAGGTGGATTGTTACCCCAATTATCCCAACATTGATCTTTTAAGTTATTAAGATTGGTTTCATTGTTTTCTGTACGAATACCACGCAATTTAGCCTCACGGATCATAGCCTGAACATACTGCCACAAACCACGCTCATAGCCTTTCCACATAAGAACTGCTGGATGATTACGCCAGCCACCACCTTTAGACTTACCAGATAAAACATTTAGTATCTGATAGCATTCAAGTATTTGTTTATTTAAACGCTTATTATCAAGCCAACGAGCAGAAGTTGCTGCATTTGCTGATGGTAGAAATGTTTGCATTATTCTTTACCGCCTTCACGAACTAATAAAACAATTGCGCCATTGTCTTCAAGTGCCTTTTTGACCCTTACCATATATTCTACAGCACGACGCTTATCTTCGTCAAGTAGTGACATAAAAGATTTTTCTGATGCTTTAATAGTAATAAAATTATCATTATCTATAATTTGTAAGTTAAAGCCTTTAGGACAAAAATGACTTAAAGATCTAAATGCTCTACGCATATTATCTGTATACATTATTCAAAATCTATCTGTTTTTCAAATATGTTATTTATGTCACCCTCTATTTCATCGAGTGATCTTATATCATGAACTTTGCAAACTGGCCTTATAGCATAACCATCAGCCTCTATTGTTATTGCAAAACCATCACAATAATAACACTTAGACATAATTTCTTTATTTTTTTGTCTTAAAAATTCTAAATATTCTTTATTATTCATTAAGAGTTTTCCTCAATAGTTAAATGCCTCCAAGTTGTTCCCCAGTCAGATGCTGTTTTATGACTATTAAATTCTTTAGATATACTTCCTGATTCTAAGTATATACCTCCCCAAACTCCATACTCTTTGCCAGATACGCCAACGGCGAAACAAGTTTTCATAACTGGACACTGGCTACATAAAGCATCTATTGCTGGCCTTAAGTTCTCATCCTCTTCATATTTATCAAAAAATAAATTTGTGTCATAGTCTAAACATAAAGAATTATCTTTCCATTTAAGTTTGTGCATGTCCTAAAACTAGCCTTTCTGGAATATCCCAGCCATTCCTGCTTGGCTCAAATCTTTTTGACATATACCACTGACCGTTTATATACATGCCATATTTAGATGTTTTGGCTTTGTCGGACTTATATATATTTACTACTGTCCATCCATCCCAAAATAATGCCTTGTTTTTAGATACAATCTTTTCCATCTGATCTAACTTATCTACAATCATTTTTCTCCTAGTATTGAAATATTCCTACTTCTACATTATTTAATTGTGCTTGTGTGACTAATTTTGAATTACCCTCTTTTGGCTTTGCTAAATAAGCAAAATAATTAATTTCTAAAATATTTTCTGAAATCCACGAAGGTGCAACCTTAAACATTTTAATTTTTTTACCACGTGACTTCATACCTTTTTCAGAAACATTTACAAATTCCATAACCATTTTATTAATGTTTGCTGGACCAGCAGTATAGATATAAAAGTATTCGTCTTCAATAGGCATGCTTGATAAGGCTACGCCCATAGCACGAAGGAAAACTTGGTAGTCATTAAAACTACTAGTACCCTGTACCCCCACGATCATCAAAAGCCTCTTCTCTTAATCTGTCAATGATAAACATCATTTTATCCAATTGTACCTTATTCATGGTCATTGTGTCAACTGTTCTGGTAGTATCTTTATCAACATTACCATTCATAGCCATGTCCGCAGTATAAAAAACATTATCCTTTATCCAATAAGCCTGGTTATCCATTATAATAACTTTTATATTTATGCTTTTATTATGGTTTATAGATTGACTACTTGTAGGCTTAGATTTTTTACGTTTATTAACTACATCTTTATCAAATAGATAATAGTTTCTACTTTGAGAAGATGCCGAAAATTTTAATTTGTTTTTTAAAACATCATATTTATATTGAATTTTTAAAAAACAATAAAGAAAAGCAATAGCGGATAAAAAGCCTATAATATATTCCATAGTATCACCAAGGACCATTATACAACTCTGTTATAAACCTCCGCTTAATTTCTTTTAAAGTATACGCAACTTCTTCGTCTAATGAATCAATCAACTCTTGATTAAAGGCATTTTTGCTTAATTTAATTATTGGATTTTCTTCCATTACATTCATTTTTATGATGTCTAATTCCCATAGTTTCATAATATGAGACGTGAACTCATTGTTAACAAGATTATATAGCATCGGACTTACCCGCTTTAACTTATCTGTAAATGTATAAAGCATTTCTCCAGTCTCTGGATCAACACCTGACGGCTCAATTGCCCCGCTTAAAATTAAATCGTCTATGTTCATCTTATCCTCTTATCTTCCAAGTCATGGATTTTGGACCTCTTTTATCTAAAACAAATAGATGGTGTTTAAACTGATCTTCTAAATTTTCATATAATTCAGGAGCAAGTTCTTTTAGTTTATCTGTTATATTATAATAAGTTTCACCAGTCTCAAGATCAATATCAGCAATCTCAAGTCCACCTTGTAAAACTAAATGCTCTACTAAAGCATTAGTCTTAGGATTCATTTACTTACCAGATTTTTTTCTTTGTGCAGCGAGTGCAGCAAAATCTTTTACCTTGGTATCTCCAAGATAACCCCAAGCATATCCGTCTTCAATCATATGATCATTAACAGATACCGTGTCTCCATCAACATATAGCCAGCCAAGAATGCGACCATACTTCTCTGATGAGTCTGGTTTTTCTGTTTTGATAACTACAACTTTAGCGTCTTTAAGTTTAGATTTTAAATATTCTTTAGCCTCTAGTCCAAGAGTCTTTTCAAATTTATCCGATGTTCTTGACTCTGGAGTATCAATACCAGCAAGTCTTACACGTTGGGAAAATGATACGCTAAATCCAAGATCAATATCTACATCAATTGTATCTCCATCTACAACTGCTGTTACCTTTTTTACTCTATATTCGTACATTAGTTTTCGCTTCCTATCAATTTATTTTCAATAAGTCGTTCTCTTTCATCAACAATTTCTAATGCAAATTTCATCATGTTATCATACCCAATTGCATTATCCATTGCCTTATTATAGTGATGTCCACAAAATAATAGATCAGATCCATTTTTTCCAATTACTTTTACATAAGCCTGAGCATAACAACGATCACAACGATCTGTCGCATCAAGAAGCCATACCTTTTCTTCCTCTTTGCTCTTTAACATACTAAACATATTATACCTTTCTATTATCAGTTTTATAGAATCCTGAGCCATTGAATGTGAC